CTGAAAGCGATACATAAGGTAGTCTGATAGCCTAGCATTGATTAGCTTAGGGTCTACATGGTTACTATCCTTAGATAATGCTAAGGTGTCCATAGTTTTGCTTTCTTTTCTACAGATAGAGTTGACCAGAAATTGCACTGCCTGCTCATCTGTTATTTTAGTGTTGCTCCAGAGTTGGAACTTTTCAGATTGATTGGTGAAGACATCAAGAGTGTTAGCAATTTTAGACAAGGCGGAACTAACATTTAACCCTGCGGTATGCTTGCGGTTTTCATGGTAGAACTTCTGACCACCAAACACTAGAGTATTTAAGCAAAGGCTACGGTATGCACCCGTAAAGGTTTGGAATGACCAAGCACCGTCTAATGAATTAAAGATATCAGAACGTAGGCATACTTCATCACCGTCTCTGACCTTCATGGTATGATCCAGAAAGTGTACAGTTCTTCTGGCTTTTGCTCCGTTATCCCATGTTTGATCGGTTACTTGTACAGCGGACTTTCCAATGTCGCTTTCTAGTAGCTTTTTAGTGTGTTGCTTGTACAGATCAATATGCGGAATTGTCTTGTATCTTACAGAGTGGTTGCCAAGAAACATGCCAGTATCAGAACGAATGATTGCTTTCTTTTTAGGGGCAAGCATACTTATTTCTTCTTTATCTGCATTGGTATAGAAATAATGTAGATCAGTTTCCTGTATACCAAAGTCAAACATAGACATGTCATTGAGATTGTCATGTGTATGAGTTTCTGGCAAAGTATGAGTAGAAGTACCCATTGCTGTGTCTACAGCTATTTTTGGTTTATCGGTTGTCATTAAATCGTAAGGCATGTTTTTTCTCCTATTGTGTTAAGTTATTATAAAAAGTGGTTCTCCCACTGTACATATAGTTTCATAGTTATTCTGTACATGCAATAGTTTATTTATTTTTTATTTCTTCTAATACTTTTAATGTCTGTACAGCGGATTTCTCACTGGAGTGCAAAGTAAAAAGTTTGTCCTCCACCACATTTCGTATGGCATAACCATCTTCATGGACTATAATAACATAGGTAGGTTCGGTTGACATTATTTTAGCTGACAATTTATCACTCATAATATCTATTCCACGACTCGTTGACAAAATCGTACAGACTATTCTCGCTGTACTCATCACCTATAGTAAGATCCTTATACTTATCCGTTGACAAAAGGTGGATAGCCTTTGACAAAATCTCAAAGAAATCTCTCCCTTGCTTGACAAATTCCTCTACCTCATGTTGAAAAGCCATTTCCATATCCAGAATATCATTGGTTAGCTTGTTCATGGTGTTCCCCCATTTTTATACGTTTCTTCCATTTATAATTTCTTACTATCTTGCGTACCCAATCTGTATTTGTAGTTCTTCTGTCTACAAACATACCAACAATCGTGTCCATAGATTTGTTATCATCTACTGCTTTGTGAATTTTATTAATTACTTTATATTCTATCATGGTGTTCCTCCTGTACAACCTTATAAGACTCTTTTAAATACCACATTGGCATATCCCTTGACTTCTCCCATTTAGCTATGTCTTTCTTATCGTTGACGTAGTACTGCCTGTATGCCCTAACAGCATTGTTATGTATACGCAAATAGCTACATTTATATTCCTCTGGCATACATTGTGGGTGAGGTGTTGTTAAATAGTTATCAAAACTAAAGTTTCTTGGAGACGGATAAGATATATCCATGATAACTTGCTGACATTTATGTATTTTGTTATACCTCCTAGTGTACTCAAAGCATAACTCCATACCGTGATGCCAAAGCCAATTATAATTATCCATACTATCTCCTGCCCATAGTGTACAGGGGTGGTTTTTGTGTGCTTCTTTATAGGGTACTTTATCTCCTAATCCATACCTATACCATACAGAGCAAAGCATTTGTGCCGTCTCTAGTGGCATCTTGACAACATGCTTATCACATTGCATTTGTGCTGATGTAATAGGGCATTCGTCTAATACAAATATGTTCATCAATGTCCTCTCGGTGGTTGTAATTTATCATTCTCTTTTGATACACCAAAGTCTACTGTATATATCCACACAGCACTATCCTCATCAACTTTTGTTACTTTATAAAGTTTCTTCTCTACTATATCTCTAAATTCTACTACAGGGCAAGTGTCAAGCCAATCCATAAATGTTTTCTGTGCATCTTTCATTAGCTATTCTCCTCTTCTTCTATTTCTCTCAGCCAGTCATTAAAGACATTATCTACATGGTTAGGCATATCCTCCGTAAGTGGTACAGACTTAGGATTGTCTGACCACTCTACTAATATTGTGTACCCAACTATGTGCCTATCTGTTGTCGGTATGGTGTTTATATCTCTACTCATTGTCATACTCCTCCCCTTCACTATAGGACTGATTGTTTAAATCCTCCTCTTGACCCTTCTTATAGAACGAAGCTTCTGTAGAAGGTGCATCTCCTGTATAGACAGTTCCTTGTTCTTCTTCTGTCTCCCACTTTTGCATTTGTGATAACAATTCTTCGGCAAGTTCTTTTCTTCCGTTCAGGTAGTAATCACTAAACAGAGCATCTTCCTGTCCTACAGTGCTAGGATCGGTGTTGTCTACCACTTCCTGTAGATAGTCTTTGACTTTCTGTACTAGCTGATTAGCTAAATCATCTGGATTACCTCTCATCAGGCCTTCCTCTTCTGTTCGGTTATATGTACAGAACCATTCTTTATCTTAACGTCTATTCTTTTTCCCTTACTTAAATAGTGGCCAATTCTTTCGTTCATCTTAATCATATCCTGTTCAGTCTGTACAGCAATGACTTCATGTATTTTAGTTCTTTTCATAGTGTTCTCCTTTTCTACAATAATCCTTTCACAATTATAAAACATTGTCAACCCCTTAGACAAAAAAAAAGAGAGCAATGGGAATTAACTCTCTTTTCTCTTATTTATTATGTACAGGTAACTTATCGGAAAGTAGCTACCTTTCAAGGATATTATTTAATTGACAATCCTTATCTTTCATCAACCCTGTACAAAGTCTTTTTACAAAGAAACTGGTATACTCCTTTCAGTATCCTCCGACAAGGGTGTTTCTCCGTACTCTCCTTCTTCTAGTCGGTAGTGATAGACACCACCTAGCCACTTGCCAATGACATTTCTTCTACCGTAGCTTTGTTTTCGTAAAGACCTTATCCCTGCTGACGTTCCAGTTTCAAGGTAACCGATTGTTTTTGCCACACCTTGTACAGTGTGCCATCTTCTATCAGACATAACATCAAGTATTAGTGGGATCATTCCCTTTCTTCTATGGTAAACTTTTTTTTCCTGTACATCTTCAGTCATCATTATCATTTCCTTCCCAAGCACTGGGGTCATCTGATCTAACTAAATCTTTGTAATAGGCTCGTATAACATCTCCTTTACTTTCTCCGTACTCTATAGTTTGACTTTGGTGCATTAGATTAGACTCTTCCACTACAGTATCATAGGCTTTATCAAGTTTGCTAATATCAGAATAGGTAAGATGGTCTACTCCACTATCTTGTATGTCTGATACAATAGACTTTACTCGGTTGACAAGTTCTAACTGAGCATCTGTAATAATAGGCACTTCTAACTTTTTGTTTTTGGCCATGTCTTCCTCCGCTTTTATTTTTAACTCAGTCTCTAACCAAGTAATGAATTTACCCTCTGACATAATGTTCTCCTTGTCAAGTTATTTATTTTATATCTACCAAAGAGTAGATGTTTCCTGTATTGCCAACAAACCTTTTTATAAGTTTATTGCCACATTTTATCTCTACAAGAGTATTAAGATTTATGTTCCTGTACCCACCACTTGCCATATCAAATACTGTTAAGTACCGAATATGGTCGTTGACATTTATGCCACCCTTGAGGTGTTTCTTAACTCCCAGTTTACAATTCATTTCCCTAACCTCGCCATTCTTTTTGACAAACTTAGCTTTAAATATTTTCTGCCCTACAGTGCGTTTAATTACTGGAGTTACCAGTGCTTCAGTGTATAGTGTCATCTTCGTTCTCCTCCTCCTCCGAGTTAAATTCAATGGCCAATGTCATGTACAGACCAGCTAATGTATTTATTATTACCCCTATCATATCAACCTTAGATATTCCTAGTAACACATATTTATTGTATAATTCAAGTAACTCTTTAATAAACCCTTCAGTTACCTTTATATTAGGTTCTTCCATATATGTTTCCTTATAAGTTTAATTATAAGTAGGCCTTACAAAATTTCCTGTCAAGTACTTTTTTTTATATTGACATAGTTTTTACAAAAAGGTACTAGTAATGGAGAGAAGGAGAATACTATGGTTGGAGAGACTGATGTTGCTACATTTGTTAAGGCACTATCTATACCCACTGATGAAACTTACAGAGGCAGTTGCCCTGTTTGTCATCATCAAAATACTTTCAATGTTACTAATAGTTCTGGCAGGTTGCTGTATAATTGCTACCATGCTGACTGTTCAGTTGGGGGTACTACAAAAACAGGCGATCTTATTCAAACATCGTCTAGGTCAAAAAATCAAACACCTCAGAAGATAGATCTTTCTGTATATAATAAACAGTGGGTAGGACTAGACCGCAGTCAAAGAGTCGTTGACTACCTAAAGTCTGTACAAGCTTACCATGCTTACAAGAATAGATTTGCTGACATTCGCTACGATGTTAAGGAGGACAGGTGTGTCTT